TGATCAACACGATGCTGGCCGAAAACGGCAGTCGGGATTAGCTTGTCAGCCGTGGTCGTCCCATCTGGCGCAACCGCAGCATTTGATGTCACCGTTGAGTTAGTTTTTGTCCAAGCCGCGTTGTCGAACTGCTCAGAATAGGACAGCAACTGCCGCCGCGATGCAGGCGCGATGCCGTAGCTTGGCCGCAGCCCCGCGCTTGCTTGGGTGCCGTGGTAGCCGTAGAGTTCTTTGACGGAGATGTTATCCCAGTCCATTGTTTCGGTTGCGAGTGCGCTGGATGTTCCAGATATTGAGACGTGTGTTGTTGTCGATGTAGCCACGAAGGCCATGGTATAAGTGCCAACCGCGATCATGTTTAGAAAGCCAAGCTGACTGCTCCCGGCCCCCGTTCCTGCGGCCAAATAAGCGGTACCCGTCATCGCGTCTGTAACAAAGGTTGCAGTCAGCAGGTAGGTCCGGCCTGTGACGGTAGTGAATGATGTGTTGGCGTAGGGGAGTGCAGCCGTCGCCGTAATCCGCAGACGGTTTGCTACGTTGCTGATTGTGCAGTTAAGTAGAGCCGTCCACCCTGTCGTCCCGCTGGCAAAATCTCCATTCGTGACCAGTTCCGCCCCGGTCTGCCCGCCGCGTGATCCATCCCGCACCATGCCAATCGTCTGCGCCGCAGTCGTTAGCGGGGTCGTTCCGGCGCTGTCCGTAAACAGCGGCCCGGTTGCTGTGAAGTCCCACAGGATGCCATTGCCGCCGTCAGAGAAGAGCAGCGCCGGATTGAAGCCGTCCTCGTTGTCCGAGAACGGCGAGGCCAGACCAAAGCGGCGGGCGAACGGGCTGCGCATCAGTTCGTATCCACCACCACGATGGCGCGGCGACCGCCGACAGGCTTCGCCCAGATCCGGTCAGCCCCGGCAAGGGAGGTGAGGTCCGTCATGAGCTTCTGAAGCTCGCCCTCTCCCTGCGGATACAAGAGGCCGCGCGCCTCTGTCGGGGTGGTCGTGTCGGTCGTGAAGCGGATGTAGACGTCGGAGGTCTGGACCTGAAACGTCGCTTCCGTCACGTCGGAGTTGGTGAGCTGGGTCCACACGCCCGCTGGGCACGTGACCGGCACTTGGTTCTGAGCCATGGCGCTTACTCCTTAGCTGGCTTCGGCTTCGGCTTCTTGGTTCCCGGCTTCTTGGTTCCCGGCTTGGCCGGGGCTGCAGCGGGCTTAACCCGCTGCGTGCCTTTGAGCTTGCCCATCACTCACCTCACGAGACGGTGGCGGAGAACGGCGTCACCTCGGTGCCGGTCGCGGCACCAATGACACGCACCGACCACAGATTCAAAGCCACGTCCTGCAGCTCGACCGTGGCGCCAAGGATGCCGCCCGTGTCAGTTCCGTTGAAGGTGATCGTGTCGCTGGAGGCCGCCGTCTCGAAGATCGAAGCCGAAGCGTCAGTGTCGTTCGCCACGAGCGCCACGCCCGCCATCACGTCGGTCGCATCCGCAACCTTGATGGTCGTGGTGTTCGAAGTGATCGTGGTTGCCACGAAGAACTTGTAGGCGTTGCCCGAGCCAGTCGCGGCCGGGAGCGTGATCGCCTGACCCGCAGCAGCGCTCAGAACGACCGTACGGCCTGCGTGATCTGCAACAGTGGCGGTGAGGGTGGCAGCTGTCACAGCCACAAGGCTGTTTGCACCGGAAATGAAGCCGGCAGTCGAGACCACTGGTCCGGAAAAAGTCGACGTACCCATGTCAATCTCCTGTCTGGGTTGGGTCAGCGGGGGCATCCCCGCTGTCAGGGTGACGGTAGGATAGCCTATTTCTCCCTGCGTTGCCACAGCCATCTTTTCTTGCCGCAGTCATATATCCTGCGGGCACCCAGCAGGTAGGTCATTTCGGCCTCGGTGCGCTTGTCTGTCGCAGGATCGAACTTCTCGTCCATCCCGTGCTCGCGCAGCCGGGCAGGCAGCAGCCGCCGCTGGTAATGGGGTTTCGGGCGCAGCCCGAGCTTCTGGCTCCAGACCTGATAGTCAGGCACCACGTCAGCTTCCAGTTGGAAGCCGAGCTGTTCGTACATGCCGCCGCTGAACAGCCTGTTGTCCGAGAAGGACTTCACTTCGTCCGGCTTCTGGTCCGTCAGAAACGCCTTGAACAGGCGGCTGGCGGCACCTGCCACGCTCAGTCGCGACGCATACCTGCTCAGAGTCCACTGGCGCACCTTGGCCCCGTGGCCGCGGTCGTTGCTTCCGAAGGTGAACCTCATGCAGGCCACCAGCTTGCCGTCCCAGTAGAGCCCGTAATGGGCACCCGTGCCGTCCCCGCCCTGCGGGTGGTACTTCTCGTAGAACGCCCGGGCTTCCTGAACAGTGGGCTTGCGCAGCTCGCACTTGCGGGCCATCAGCCGCCCCTTGGTCTTGCCAATGGCGTTGCGCAGCATCCGCTTCACTGTGGCCTGCCGCTCCGCCCACTCAGTCTCGTAGATCGTGATCAGACGTACGCCCTCTGCGGCGCACAAGGCATGCTTCTCGGCGTGCCGCCCCTTGCCCTTCTTCTCGGCGTCCTTGTCGCCATGGCTGTGCCAATACATGCCGCAGAACTCAATCGCGATCTTCTTCTCGGGCAGGTAGATGTCGATCTCCTTGGGCCCAATCAGGGTGCGGTTGCGGCGCTCGACCGTCGTGAAGATCTCAAGGTAATCTGCGACCTGCTCCTCGGGGGCGGACTTCATGTGGTTGCACTTGGTGCAGCCATCCTTGCCCGCCAAATGGTTTACAGGGCTCTGGCTAAACCAGCCGTGCTCAAGGCAGCGGATGTCAACGGAACTCGTAAGCATATTGTCAAACTGTGTTTCTGCATACTCATAGCGCCCGCCGTGAACTTCTGCGGCCCTTGAGATAAACTGCGCGACGGGGAGCTGCTTCTGGCTTCGTATAAGCTCATTCCCGCAGGCGGGGCACCCCTGAGAACCTCGGTAGTGATTGTCTGGTGTTTGCCAAAACGCCCCATGCACTGCGCATGAAATCTCAACCTTGGTCTTGTATCCCAAAAATACAACCTTGCTGTAGTCATACCTGTCCCCGTGGATTGCCCGAAAGCGCTCAATCCAGTCGACACCCCGTCCGGCACACTTGGGGCAACCTGCACCATTGAGATGGTTTGACAACAGCTGCACAAACGCCCCGTGCTCGGGGCAGATGATCTCCACCAAGGCTTTTCTCTGCACATCGCTCCCCATGTAGTAGGTGTATTTTCCGCCGTGTACCATTATGGCGCGGGCTAGATATTCCGCAGCACTGACATATTTTGGCATTTCAACCCCCTTAATGCCCTCTAACCTAATGCTTTGTAGCCTAACGCTTTGTAGCCCGCAACCCCCCTAAAAGGAAAGGCCCGCCGAAGCGGGCCTCCCAGATGGTATGTGCTTGATTTCCTTGCGGAAATCAGGCCCCCGGCGAACCGAAGATCGCCAGCGGATCGCTTACGCCGAAGGAATACCTTTCGCGTGCGGAATAACGCGTGTTTCCGCTGTCGAAATCGCCATCCATCTTGGTGCTCATGGCCGCGCGGACGAAGTGTTTCATCCCGTTCGGCACGTCGCTGGTCAAGTACCAGCCATCATTGTCCGTCAGGTAGTGATTCACGGCGTAACCGCCGGGGATCGTCCCGTTGGACTTCAACGCGTTCAGATCATTGTCCGACGTGCCAACTCGCAGTTCCGTCTGCAGAAGACGGGTTGCCACGAACATCAGCGCCGGCGGGATGATCAGCTTGCGCGGACGGGCCGCGATCAGCAGGCCACGCTCGTCGACATATGCAGCCATCTGGATGACTGCGTCTTCAAGTGCGGTCTCGTTCAGGTCAACTGCCACCGCGGGGCGGTTCGAGTTGACTGCACCACCAACAGTGGGGTGGGCCGTCGAGAACAGGGTCACACCATCGCCCGAGTTGAACGTGGTGAAGCCATTGTTCAGCAGCGACGCCGCCTTGACCTGCTTGGTGTACGCCATGGCCCGAGCAAGGGCCTTGGTGTAGCGCGCCGACAGCGAGTCGTAAAGCGAATCTTCCATCGCTTCCTCGGTAATCGAGAAGCCCATCGCCACGGTCTCGTGAACGTACCGAGCCGTGAAGGACTCCTGCGCATTGTCATACGAGATGGATTGGCCTTCCTGTTTCACAGGAGCCGCACCGAAGCCCGACAGCTTGACTTCTTCTTCGAAGCTGCGGTCGGAGTTCTCGGTCTCGTATATCTGCGTGTGCTCGTCTTCGTACTTCTTGTACTCCATACCGTACAACGCATTCAGGCCCGGGAGCAGCTCCTTGAGGAGTTGTGCGCGAGTGATTGCCATGTTTCAGCCCTCCTTAAAGACCAACAGCGTTGGTCAGGCTGTGATAGCCCGGGTTGAATTTGACCAGAACGTCAACGAAGGCGTCACCGGTCGGCGAAACGTGCCCGACAATGCGGAAGGCCGCCGTGGTGGTCACCACAGTGGATTCCAGAGCCGAGGTGGAGACACCTGTGCGCGTGCTGCCAGTCGAGGTCGACTGAACCGCAGCGAAGAAGGTGTTGGTGCCGATGATCGTCTGCACGCCAGAGCCATCCAACTGCGCTTGGAACAGCACATCCGGGTCGTCGATCACGTAAGCCTTGATCTCGGTGCCCGACGGCGCAGCATAGCCCGAAGGATAATACTGCGAGTGGATCAGTTGGCCCTGCGCGTTCACGTATTCGCACCCGACGAAGACCCCGATGGAGCCGGTCAGAGTGGTACCCGTGGGCAGCGCGTTGGTGGTGCCGTCCGCGCCAGTGGCGGTCGACAGGGCGATGTAGCCGTCGGCACCGAGGTAAACAACTTGCCCGTAGAACAGGTTCGTCGCTTCCCCAGCGGGGTCGATCAGGTACATGGAGTTGGTCCCGGCATATGCCATGCCGTCGGCCCGGCGAACCGGACGCAGACCGTAGGGAGTGGCGGTGCTTGCCATAACTCTTTCTCCGGTGTTGTTTCAGTGCAGCAAGGGCATCAGCCCTTACCAAACGTGGTGCGGGACGAACGCTCCGGCCGAAGCACGGGCATCCGTGGGTCAGACTCACGCATGTAGTTCCGGTCGACGGCGTCCATCTGCGATTGAGCAGTGTTGGCTTGGGCCAGAATACGTTTGTTCGCCTTTTCGGCCGGGATTCCGCAAAGAAGCAGGCCTCCAACCTCGATGTTCTCTGGAAACCGGGAGTCCACGTCGGAGAGCACCTGAAGCTCAGGAAACTCGGACGCTTTCACCGGGACGTAGCCTTCGCGGAAGCGCCGCGAGACGTTCGTCATGTCGGTATTCCCGAGAGATGCGGTACGAACCCAACGGAAATGGAGACCGTCACGGGGTTCGGGTACAGGGAGCATGCCTTGCGGCTTCCAAGCTTCATCCCGTGCCTCAGAGTCGCGAGAGGTCATAGTGCGGGGGGTACGATCAGCCATTCTTCTGCTCCTTGATGATTTGCGCCGCATACTGCTCAGGGGTGAGCCCAAGGCGCCGGGCGAGGGACACCTGTGTCTGGGTCAACACGACCTTGCGTGGTGTCGTCGCGGTACTACGACCGCCGGGAGCCACCACGGAGCTCGGTTGGCGGCGAGGGGTTGACGCCTCGGTGCCGACAGCCTTTTCCGGAAACCGCTGTTTTATGGCGGTGTCGATCTGAGTGTAGTATGTTTCGCTGTCAGGCGCAACTCCCTCGCGAATGACGCGCTCATGCACACCGAAGGCGAGGGCTGTCATCTCCTCATCCTTTCCGAACCACGCGTTCTTGCCTGCCCACTCTTGGGCACGCTGGGAAGGTGGTGGCGGCGCGGGGGCGCGCTGCGGCGCTGGTTGCGGGGCAGGCTGCTGCACCGGCCGCGGACGATAGTCTGCCAGCCGGGCCGCGTCGGCCGCCAGTCGTGCGAGCTTCGTGTTCGCATCAACAACCCCGTCGGAGTCTCCGGCCTCATAGGCAGCCTTCAGCTTGGCCTGCGCCTGCTCGAGCTCGGACTTCACCCGCTGCTGCGCCTGCGAGATGATGGTCTCATCCCCCTTCGTCAGCCGTGCACGAAGGGTGTCGGCCTCGTCCTTCTGCCGCTTGGCGAACTCGATGGCCTCGTCACGCAGTCGGGACGCCTCTTCCTTCTGCCGGCGCTCCTCGTGAAACTCGTATTTGAGCTTCTGGATGCGCTTGCGCACCCCGTCGGAGTGCTGCTCGAGATCGTCGTCGGCCGGGATGTCAGCCTCAGTGCCTTCCGCCCGGCGGGGGCGCCCCTTGTCTTCTTCAGGGGTATCATCAACAACTTCGATCTCGAAGTCGTCCTCTTCTTTCACGTCGTCGGTCATTCCGGGATCTCCTGCAAGCGAGTCGGCTTGAACACGGCGCGGTTCGCGGCCATGAAGCCCTGCTCGATGTTGGTCCGGGCGATAGCCGCCCAGCGTTTATCCGTCTCGGGGTTGTCCATCAGCCGGTCGAGGTGCCGCAGAACCTGCTCCTCAAGCCGCTTGGCCTGATTCACCAGCGCAATATTGGCCGAGCTCTGCGTGCCGTACCCGGCCACTGGAAGGGGGGCGTGCTGCGTCATGCGCGTGCGTACCCCCGTGGGTCGTCGACAACGGCCTCGACCGTGTCGTCATTGATGAGGCGGAACTCCTCGCCGAGCACCTTGAACCGGGTGCCGGAGTAGGACCGGAACATCACGAAGTCGCCTTCCTTGCACCACGGGCCGTTGGGGAACTTCCGCTCGTCCTTGTAGGCGTCGGAGCCCATCGAGATGACGAAGCCGATGATCGACGCGGTGCTTTCCGCGTCACGGCGCTCGTCGGGGATGAACAGCCCCCCTTCGGTTTTCTCGTTGACCTTGGTCATGGCGATCAAGAGCTTGTAGCCCTTGGGTTCGGGGAGTTTTGCGCGCACTCCCTCGTCAAGCGCATGTTCTTTGTCGTACATGTCGTCTCCGCAGCGCTTCAGGTGCGCCGATACCTAGCGTGAGCCAATCCCACGATATAAAAACAAACACTAGCCAGTGCCGTATTACTCTTCAACTGCGTTCTTTTCGAGCTCCTCGATCTCAGAAAGCACCATGTCCAGAGTCTGAATGGCACCCACCGCCTTGCAGTAGGCGTTGTAGTCATTGACGCCCCCGCCAGCGAGGTGGTCCGACAGGTCCTTGCGCTGCTCGGTGCACACTTTCTTCAGCTTGTAGATCGGGTCGATCATTCATCTGCCCCCTTCTTGGGTTTCGGGCTCGACGCGAGCTGCTTGGCGATGTCGATGCCAAGCTCGACGCCCCGTTGTTTGTCTGCGCGCGAGGCACTGACCAGCTCTCCGGCCACCCGGACGCCAAGGCGAGCCCCCTCGCGGCGGTCTTCGGCCGACATGCGCTCGCGCTGCAGCTTGGCATTGTCCGCAGCCTTGAGTGCGTCCAGCTCCAGCCGCTTGCCCTTGAGTTCTGCGTCGCCCTTGATCTTCAGCTCCTCGAGCTCGAGCTCTTTGAGCTGGATCTGGGTCAGCGGGTCCTTGGCCTGCTCTTCGGCCTGCTTCTGCGCAGCCTCGGCTTGGTTCTTCTGCAGCAGCTTGCCCGCGGCCGCGGCTGTGAGGCGCGACAGCTCGACTTCGATGTCTTCCGGCAGAGGCTCGTCGACCGTCGGCAGCGGCACACCCAGCTGCTTTTCGATCTCCACGCGATAGGCCATGGCCACATGCTCGGTGACATGGGCCGACAAGGCGCTCTGGATCGCCCCGGCGAACGGGGACTGGCCGACGATCTGCTGCAGTTTCGGGTCTTGGGCTGCTGCCATGTGCACCGTGATGTGGGCTTCGTGGTCTTGGTAGAGGAATGCCTTGACGGCCTCCTGCTTCAAGATCGCCATGTTCTCCGACACAGGGTCTTTCGGCTTGATCTCGTCCGGGAGCTCCACAATGTCGGCCGCGTCTTGAATACCAAGGACCTCGAGCATCTGCCGGTGGAGCTTGCCCATGTTGTAGAGCTGCGGCGCCTGTGCCGACATCTGCAGGGCGGCCTGATACTGCATGATTCGCTGAGCCGTGGTCGCGGCGTTCGGGTCGGAGACGGGCACGATGTCCACGCCGGAGCCGAAGTCGGCTGACCGGTCGAAGTCCATGTCCGTGTCATAGTCATATTTGGACGGCATGAAGTCGCGAATGACCCTCGCGAGGAGCCGGAGCTCCTGCCACATCGCGGCGTGCAGCCGGTGCTGGATGCCCGACATGACCTTCATGTTGCGCTCGAGGAGAGCCAGCGTGGTCCCCACTGGCGCTTGGGAGTTCATCTCGCTGATCTGCAGGTCGGCCATGGAGCTGATGCGCCGCCCTTCCTGCACCACGTTGCCGAGGAGCTGGTACAGAACCGCGCTGGGCTCCTTGTAAGGCATCGGGAACAGGGATTCCCGCAGCGTGCCGCCAACGACGTCGACGTCGCGCCATTCCCCGGGCTTGAGCGGGCTGGTGTCCCCCTTGATACGCAGTGCGCGTGACTTGAGGCCTGCGGGCAGGTTCGACAGCGTGCCGGCGTCGATCAGCTGGCGCAGAATCGAGGTGGCGGACTTCGTCAGGCCACCGATCAGGTGGGTCAGGCCGGTGCCATAGAAGCCCATGCCCGGCAGGTAGGGGTAGTGGGCGAAGTGCATGCGCTTCGCCAGAGTTTCGTCGTCCTCGTACCAATTCCGGTAGATCGCGAGCACCTTGCTGGAGGTCTTGTCAATGGTGATCACGTAAGGGCGGTCAACGCCCTCGGGGTCGTCGTGGGGCGGCGGGAGGGAGATGTCGGCGTGGATCTCGTAGATCGTGTGGACCTCGGACGCTTCGTTCGGAATCTCGATCCCGGTGATCTTGGCGTAGGCCTCCTCGATGTCGCTGACCTCGCGCAGCGGGTCGGGCAGCTCGATGTCGCGGTAGAGGCCAGCGACCTGCATCTTGCGCACTTGGTTCGGCGTGCGACGCATGACGTGGGTGTAGCGCTCGCAGTCCTCGAGCCCGGAGGCACCATAGGACACAAGGAAGTCTTCGGCCTGTACGAACACGGCCCGGGGGCGCTTGATCGTCGGATCGTAATAGACCTTCTTGAACGCGGAGCCTGCCAGCGGGAGCTTGAAGAGCAGCTGCTCCATCTCTTCCCGGAAGTTCGGGATGCGCTCGCCGATCTGGTAGTTCAGCTCCTGCTGCACGCGGTCGGCCTGCGAGAGCTTCTCGCGCGTCAGCTTGCCGATGATCTTGGTCTTGGCCGGGCCGGAGGACGGCATCAGCTCGCCCATGGCCTGCGCTTGGAACCGCACGACGGCTTCGGACAGCATCGGGTGGAACACGCCTGACGCACCTGCCCACGGCTCGGTCCGTTCCTCGATCTTCATGCCAAGGAGCTCAAGGCCATGGATATAGGCCTCGGCCCACTCCCGGCGGCTCCGCTTGTCAATGTCGACAGCATCGAGCAGCTCGGTGGCGATGGCTTCGAGCTCGTCATCTTTGAGGAGCTCGGCCAAGTTGTCGCCATGCTCGCCAATGACGTCATCCGTCTCGTCCTCGTCACCAAAGGTGATCTCCAGACTGCCGTCTTCCATCTCGACAACAATGGCTTCGGGATCGACGACCGCGACTTCGACATCCGGCTGGGCGCCGTCCTCTGCGGGGACGCTGCTTGGCGTCAACGGTTTCTCGATCACTTAAATGCCTCCGGTCTGCGGCGTATAGCCTGTGGGGGCCGTCATGGACCCGAAGTTGAACTGCGGCATCTGGCCCGCCATGCGGCCCATGAACCCGGCCTGCGGCGACAGCCCGGCAATGCCCATCTTCTGCGGCGGAGCCCAGCCCTGCGGGGCCCAGCTCTGCTGCGGAGGCTGCCCGAAGGGTCGCATCCCCGTCGGGGGCGGGCCGTACGGCGGCTGTGGCATCTGCCCGAAGGGTCGCATCCCCGTCGGGGGCGGGCCGTAAGGCTGCGGCATCATGCCCGGCTGCCCGAAGGGCATCATTGCGCCGGGATTCGGCTGCTGGGGCCGACCTGCGCTGGCCAGCCGTGCCATGGCGTCGTCTACCGCCTGATACTTGTTGGGTTGAACCCCCGGCGCGGGGGGAGAGACCTGCGCCGGGGGCGCCGGAGGGGGCTGACCGAAGTCTGGCCTGCCATGGGGCAGCATTGAGTGTCCGGCCTGCATGGTTGGGGAGGGACCCATGTTCGACCTTAGGGCGGCGATCCCGCCCGGGCTCGGTTGCTGCATCATTTCTGCCTCCGGAGTCTGATATGTGGTGCACTATACAGTCAAATGGCGATCAGTCAAAGCGGTAGCGACGCTCCAAGGCGGCGATGTTCGCCTGTATGACCTCGATTTCGGCCCTGATGGCCCAGTTCTGCCTGCGTTTCGGGGTGTTTGTCACTCCTCCCATGAGTCTGGAGAGGCGCTTGCCCATGCGTTCCCGCTCCTCGCGGAGCTCCCGGGTCGGCTCGATTTTGGTCATTTTCAGCACTTTCAGTAGTACGCGGCCGTGTATGGCACGTAATCCCCGGCGCTGTCGACCTTGTAGTCACTGTCGAGAGTCAGGAATCCGCCTTGGCGGAACCGCATGAGTGCATAGACTGTCGAGTCGAGAAGGTCATCATGTGATCCAACGGGAAACGCTGCTATCTCCTCCACGAGCTCCTCGGCCCACCGGGTTTCTGGCACCCATACTGCCCCCGAGGAGATGATGTCGGCCACGGACTGCAGGCGGGCGTACTTGTTCCCGCTGCCGCGGTGTGGGGTGTACTCTTGAATCGGCAGTCCTGTGCGTCGCAGCTCTTGGTAGAGGGCCACGCCCGAGCTCTTCTTCTCGACGATGAAGGCGTCGGGCTCCCACAGCTTGTACTGCTCCTGCGCAAGGATCTTCAGCTCGGGGAACTCGACCCGTTTCCGGATGGCCTCCAGCAGGATGAGCTGGTTCATGTGTTCCTCGTCATTGAAGAACACGCCCCAGACGGTCAGGGCGGTGTAGTCAGACCGCTGCTTCACTTCGGACGCTGTGTCGAGCGCCATGATGATATAGTCACACTCCGGAGGCTCCTCAGCCTTCCAGATACGCCACCATTCGCGTTTCACGAGGGCGGCACCCTCGGACGTGGGGTCCTGCTGATACTGTGCAGACCACTGATACACAGGCATGGAGGCCTTGGTGCGGTGCAAGGCCTCGAGATCGAAGAACTCCGGCCAGAGCGCCTTCTCCTTGATCGTCCCGTCGGGCTGCTTGGTCTCGAAGATCGCGGGGAACTCAACAACCTCATACTGGTCGGAGCCCTCATTCTGCGCCATGTCCCGCACCAGACGGCCGCACAGGTCGTCCACGTGCCATCTGGTCGCCACGACCGCAGCGGCGGCACGGGGCATAAGACGCGTCCTAGCACCAAATGTGAACCATTGATATGCCTTGTCGAAGACTTCGAAGTTCCCGTTGAGCACATCTTGCTCCGAGTGGCAGTCGTCAACAAGCAGCATATCAGCGCCGCGGCCCGCGAGGCTGGAGCCAACGCCGGTGGCGTAGTAAGTCCCCCCTTTGTTTGTATCCCAACGCCCGGCAGACTTTGAGTCTGCAGACAGGCGGATGTCGTGGAAAACTTCCTGAAACTTCGGGTCGTCAATCAGGTTTCGCACCTTCCGGCCGAAGTCCACGGCGAGATCTGCGGTATGGGAGACCATCATGATCTTCTTGGTCGGATTCCGACCAATGTACCACGCCGGGAAATAGATGGACGCCATCTGAGATTTTCCATGACGTGGTGGCATGTTGACCAAGGCACGGTCTTTTTCGCCATTTTCGAGCGCCATAAGCATGCCTGCCAGCACCTTGTGGTGCCGACCTACCTTGTAATTCGGGTCCATGTATTGGCAGAAGGCGAGCAGATCATCATGGGCACGTTCCCGGGCCAGCTTGTCCTCGAGCTCCGCGAGGAGTTTCTCGACCTCTTCCGCCTCTTGGGGGGACATCTGGTCGATCTGCGCAGCAAGGGCGCGGAGTTCGGCTTCTGTGAAGCCTATGTCCCCTTGATCACTCATCAGAGATGCTCATGTTCAGGTGCGTCAGATGCATGACAAGGCACTGCAGTGCGCCGACCATTCCATAACCGCCGACCGTACCAACCAGACTGTAGGACGCTGTATTGTCCGGATAACGCGGCACTGCGGCCAATCCCGTTATTTCCCCCTGCTTTGCGAGTTCGAGAAGCGTCTCCAGATACTCAACAACGGCTGTGTTTGCCGAGGTTCCGCCTGCCCGTATGGGGACAACATTCAGGTATGGAACCTCACTCACGGGAACAAGTCCGCAGCGGCGAGCCTCGGCTCGAGGGAGAGGTGGTACACCTCTTCTTCTTCTTCGTCCCCGGCGGGGGCGTCCGCGAAAATCGCGTCGTCAAGTTCGTCCGCCGGCACCAGCCGGGCCAGCCGGGCCCGCAGGCGCTCACGCACCTCATCCGAGGTCTGGTGCGTGACCACCACTTCCCTTTTCTCGACGAACAGGCCTACGTCGCCCAGCTTGCCCAAGAGCTCAAGAGCCCGCAGGCGCATCCTCGGATCGGGGTTCTCGGTCTCGATGACCAGTTTGTTCATCACGAGGTGCCGCACGCGCTCGGCGTCTTCGATGATCTTGTGCCCGTAGTCATCTAAGATGGCCTTGACCATGAGCAGGGCGGCCGGGGTCTGCTTCAACAAGGGTCCCACCTCGTGGCGACCTGCAGCAACAGCACGGACGACATCCGCCGCGGAGTCCAGATCATCCGTGTCCGGAGCAAAGTCCAGTCCGGCGTTGGCCAGCATGCCCACTGTTGCCGCAGCAGCGTCCAGTGCGCCCCGAAAAGGAGGCAAGCTTTCGGAGTTGCGGGGCCCCTCTGGGAGTGGCACGCCCTTGCTGATTTGTAGGTCCATGCACAATATTTAGCATCACGTGCCCCATTTGGGCAAGACCCCAAGAAAAGCGAGGGGGGCTCGCCCAAATGCCGCCGGAGCAGTTCCGGAAAAATAAAGGGGGTGGGGGGGTCAAAACGGGTCGAAGATGCCGCGAACGGGGTAAAACGAGAACAAACCACCGTCGTTCGTGTGGAATGGTAATATAGTAGAGGCCCGGGCCCTCGCGCCACCTTGGGGGGGCCACCCCCGGTGGGGGTCTCGGTTTGGCGCGTTTTGTCAGGGGCGCACCCTGACTGGCGGGTCGGCGCGGGCGTGCGGGCGCGTTCGGTCCTTGGTCGTGCGTTGGGGTCACGGTTCGGCGTGGGCGTGCGGGCGCGTTCGGCCTTGGGTTCTGCTCGCAAGGTAAACTTTCGGGGGGTGCATCTGTTTCATATGGTGGCATCTTGTGGTATTCTGTGCTTATCGGTTGGAATGGTTCCTTCCGATGAAACAAGGAAGTTGAACAATGGTTAGCAAGTTGTTAGATACGGTTGCCGATACCTCGACTAATTTCGTGCAATATGTCATGGGGCCAGTGGAAATTGCGGCGGCGGATCAATGGCGGAATGCAATCGCTGGTGAAGCGTCTGCGGTTGCGGCGTTCTATGCCGCCATTGTGGTGCATCATGGGATTGATCTTTCGGACCTAAAGCCTTTGCCAAAAGGTTCGGTCCCGCGTTCCAATGCCGCGCAAGCTGCTTTCGATTTCGGTCGGAAAGCCTATGGCGTCTCAATGGTGGGTCTTCAGGCGACTGAAGCGTTACTTGACCGCAATGTTCCGTCAACGGCAAGGCTGACGGTTCCGGGGGAAGCGGTTCCGGGGGTTCGTTCTCGTGCGGGTCTGACGTATGAAAAGCGCCCGTTGGTCAAATCAATCTTCGGCGCGAAAGAGTGGGGCGTGTTCATTGGTAAGATGGTTACCCAGAAAGCCATGGCGGATCATGCGGCGGCCGTTGCTGCTGCTGCTGCTGCGGGCCTTGCTGCTCCGGATGCGCCACAACAGGCGGGGCGTGGAAAACCTGCTTCTCGTAAAGATGACGCGGCCTACACGATTGCCAAGATAGGCGAAGTAATTCAGCGTTTGTCGATTGGCGTTGAAAAGCTGGATGGTTCAATTCCAGCCACAACTGCCAGCAAGTTGGCGGCGTGGCTAGTCGATGCCCTGATTGCGCATGGTCTTGCCAAGGCTAAATAAAACAGCGTGGTCGGTCCGAAAGGGCCGACCATTCCCACAACCATAATGACAAATAAAGGGACTATCAAAATGAAATTAGAAGATAAAGCGACGATTGCAACGATGATTGCGGCTATCGTTGCAAAGGGTTGGCCAAACGCGCAAGCTAAGTCAGATGTGCGGCTTGGCTCTGGCGGATGGGTGGTGGAAAGCACCACTTATAAATCTACATCCGGCTGGAACCCGGATGTTTCCATCTATTGTAACGGCGTTGGGATCGGCGAAGATGTGCTTGATCGCTTCCCTTCGCCCGAAAGCCATGCGCTTAAACAGGCGCTAGAAACGCTCGCGTTGGCGCAAACATTGGCTAGCAATCTTGGCGTGTCTGCCGAATTGCTTGCGCCATTGTCAGCGGTGGCGGCGGCGATGACGTCAAATCTGCTGGCTGCGCCTATCAGGCATGAAGCGGAATGCGGCATCTTCTGACACCAAGGTCAGCCCTTTCGGGCTGGCCTTTTTTTTTGGTCTGCCGCATGGCTGGTCCCTTTCGGGCTGGCCTTTTTTTTTGGTCTGCCGCATGGCTGGTCCCTTCGGGGATCGGCCTTTTTTTTGGTCTTTTTTTTTCGCCACCAGTTCTCCGATCAGCGGTGCGGATCGCTTCCACCCGCCCGCCACCAGTTCTCCGATCAGCGGTGCGGATCGCGACCAATTGCGGTCAGGAAACCTCCCTGACCGCAGGCACGGATTTCACTCCAAAACCAATTCTCCGATCAGCGGCGTGTAGAAAAGCCGACTGTGAGTATCTTTTGCAGTCCGCGGTTTTGTAAATTCGCCCCAAATTGGCGAAAAAAGCCCCGAAAAAAGCCCCGTCAGGGAACCTCCCTGACCGCAAGTGCCTGTTATACCGACGTTATTGGGTTATGTTTGTGTAAGTATCGTTTACAAAAAAATACCTCCTCGTAAAGCCTTGAATCCAAACGATTATTAGGTTTACTTGAATAATGTGCCCGCGCGAGAGCAGGCCGGGTAAAATTTCGGCGGAGGCACGATGTGGTCCGGCCAAAAAAATCTCCCCACCGGAAAATTTTACGGCGTTGTTCAAGTTCTTATAAATTAATAATAATAAATACAATAACGGTTGAAAAATCAAGGGCTTACAGATTCGTAAAAAATTTATAGACGCTATAAACCGTTTTATGCTATGTTTACAAGGCACAACACTGGAGATGCAAAATGCGCCACCCAACAATACAAATCCTGCCCACCGACCTGCTTCTCGGCCCCCTTGGCGCTCGCAAACGGCGCCATTGGCCGTGGCGACAGCTGGATGCCGGGGACACTATCTCCGTCATCGTCCCCAGCCACTATGTAGGTGTCGTGCGCTCCGGCGTATGCAACCACGCCCGCGCGGATGGTTCTGTCAAGCTGGTGGCGGAGGAGGTGAAGCGACAGTGGTTTGGCCCCGTGGGTCACAACACTTCTGCGACCGAACGCGCAGGGGGGTGCTGGATGGTAGAACTCCTCGTCACCTGCACCACTAGCACGCCACCTGCTCCTGCTCCTGCTCCTGCTCCTGCTCCTGCCGGGCTTCGCATACGTTTAGGTAGTAGGGTGTAAATAAACTATTTTATTCACTTCTATTGACATATGATGGTATATGGGGTATTCTTATGATTATCCACCCCGACACTTCCCCCCGTCAGGGAGCCTCCCTGACCCGACCCTTCCCCCGTCAGGGAGCCTCCCTGACCACGAGCAAGAAAGAAAGCTAGATCATGACCTTCGAGACCTTGACCCTCTCCCTCCCCGCCCATTGGCTGCCCGCCCTCATCAACGAGGATCTGACCGGGCTTGACGATGCCGAGGCGCGCAGCCTCACCCGTTGGGTGCGCGACACCCGCCGCGAGTTTGGCAACTTTCACTTTGGCGACGCCCGTGACGCGGGTTTCGTGCGCTATCACGACGCTGCCGAATATGGCGTGCTGGCGTGCAACTGCATGGATGTTGACTTGATGCTGGCGGTGTCAGCATGACAAAAGAGGAACTCCGCGCCCTGATCGCTGCGTCCGACGTTCCCGTTGTGCGCTTCCAGAGCTTCTCACATCGCCCTGTCAAGGTAACGCCCGTGCAGGGCGTGAACCGGCGCGTGCCTCGCCCGCGCAAGACAACCCCGCTGACTGTCCAACTGCCCCCCATCATCTGCGACCGCCGTTTCCTGCTGCGCGAGGCTCCCACCACCGGGCCTGACGCAATCTACCGCTGGCGCGAAATTCCCGCGCCGCCCGCGCCGCCCGCGCTGCCTGTCCTGCCCGGTGTGAAGCGTGAAGTGGCCGCCGTCGCCGCTGGCGACCGCCATTTCCTGCTCCCCGAACCACATCGGGTTGCGAAGCTGTCTGTCCTGCCCGGTGTGGTGGTGTTCGCGCGCACTGTCCCGCTTGCCGAGCAGGCGGCGGCGAAATACCTCGAACTCGAAATCGAGGGGAAGAAAGTGGGAGCCTCGCCCACTTGGAAGATTGACCGAGCCGTGCATCTGCACGAGACCTACGACGCCGAAGCCCGGCGCATCCCGTCAGGGAGCCTCCCTGACCAGAAAGGAGAAACACCATGAACGGAGGCGGCTACGCCACCGGAGGTGGCAGATGACCCCCATGGAATGGGCCTTCCTGCACCCGCAGGTGGGCCCCAATGGCCACGGCCACGTCACCGGAGGTGGCAACGGCCACGGCGACGGCTACGCCGGAAGTGGCACCGGAGGTGGCCACGGCTACGGCTACGCCACCGGAAGTGGCGACGGCCACGGCGACGGCTACCGCTACTCCGCCGGAGGTGGCAACGGCCACGGCTACGGCCACGGCCACGGCAACGGAGGTGGCAGATGACCCCCATGGAATGGGCCTTCCTGCACCCGCAGGTGGGCCCCAAAGGCTACGCCACCGGAGGTGGCTACGGCCACGGCCACGGCTACGCCGCCGGAGGTGGCCGTGGCCACGGCTACGCCGCCGGAGGTGGCCGTGGCGACGGCCACGGCCACGGCAACGGAGGTGGCAACGGCGACGGCTACGGCTACGCCACCGGAGGTAGCAGATGACCCCCATGGAATGGGCCTTCCTGCACCCGCAGGTGGGCCCCAAAGGCTACGGCCACGGCGACGGCTACGGCCACGGCTACGGCTACGGCGACGGCTTCGCCACCGGAGGTGGCTACGGCCACGGCCACGGCCACAGCCACGGCACCGGAGGTGGCAACGGCCACGGCGACGGCTACGCCACCGGAAGTGGCAACGGCGACGGCGACGGCTACGGCTACGGCTACGCCACCGGAGGTGGCAGATGACCCCCATGGAATGGGCCTTCCTGCACCCGCAGGTGGGCCCCAAAGGCTACGGCCACGGCGACGGCTACTGCCACGGCTACGGCGACGGCTTCGGCACCGGAGGTGGCAACGGCCACGGCGACGGCTACGTCACCGGAGGTGGCAACGGCCACGGCGACGGCTACGCCACCGGAAGTGGCAACGGCGACGGAGGTGGCAGATGACCCCCATGGAATGGGCCTTCCTGCACCCGCAGGTGGGCCACAATGGCCGTGGCTACGCCACCGGAGGTGGCTACGGCCACGGCCACGGCCACGGCAACGGCTTCGCCACCGGAGGTGGCTACGGCCACGGCCACGGCCACAGCCACGGCTACGGCGACGGCCACGGCGACGGCGACGGCTACGGCTACGCCACCGGAAGTGGCACCGGAGGTGGCGACGGCGACGGCTACGGCTACGCCACCGGAAGTGGCACCGGAGGTGGCCCCCAATGGCTACGGCCACGGCCACGGCCACAACCACGGCGTTAGGAATGGTTCCTAACGCCAACCAAGGAGACTACCATGAACTTTGCAGAACAAACTCTCGCGATCCTCGTCATCGAAGCCGGGCACGTGCTGATTGCACGCGTCCAAGGTGGCGCCGATGGCACCCTACGTGCATACAACGCACGAACAATCCGCTCATGGGGGACGACGAAAGGCCTCGGCGAACTATACGACGGGCCGACCAAGGACACGATCCTCGATGCACGGGTGCCACTAATTTTGCAACCCCTGTCGAAAGTCATCTACGTGCTGCCCGTATCAGAGAACGCCCATTGGGGCGTCTGACCCCCATGGAATGGGCCTTCCTGCACCCGCAGGTGGGCCCGAGAGGCTTCTGAATACTTAACCCGCCCGTTAGGGCAACTTCCTAAAGGAAACTACCATGCAATCAACATCCATGTTCAATCTCGGCCTCAGCCAGTGTGCCGATCTCATCCTCGCCTGCGGGAATGAGGTGACGTTTCTCCTGCAAGGGCCGATAGGTTCCGGCAAGACCGCCATCCAGAAAACACTGGCGGCAGCGTTGCCAAGCCACTTGCCGATCTACTTTGACTGCACCACCAAAGATCAGGGGGACATGATGCTGCCCCGCATTGCCGAGGCGACCAGCGATGCACCCTTCGTGTCCTTCGCGCCGAACGAGGAGCTTGGCCTGCATCACCGCGGGCCGATCATCGCCATGCTGGACGAAATCGGAAAAGCGCCGAAGTCGGTGCAGGGTGCGCTGACGCGCTTTATGTATGAGCGCAAATTCGGGTCGTATACGCTGCACCCCGACAGCATCGTCTTTGCGACCACCAACCTTGCCGGCGAAGGCGTCGGAGACATGCTGATGCCGCATCACTGGAACCGCATCACCCTTCTGACCGTGCGCAAGCCCGACCATCTGGAGTGGCTGGAATGGGCCATCAACAACAACCTCGACCCGGCCCTGATGGGGTGGGTGCGCGACAACCCGCATCTGTTCCAGAGTTTCGAGGAGGTGAAGGACCCCGAGCAGAACCCCTACATCTTCCACCCGCGCGACCCGAGCCGGAAGTCCTTCGTGACCGGGCGCTCGCTGGAGAAGGCCAGCAAGATCATCAAGGCCACCCGTGGCAAGGTGGACGAAACTTCGCTCACCGCAGCCTTGATCGGCACGCTGGGTGCCCGTGCGGCCATGGACCTCATGGCCTTCGTGAGCCTGTCGCACGACCTGCCGACGCTGGAGAGCATCAAGACGGACCCGCTCAACGCGAAGGTGCCGACCTCGGCCGCAGGCGTGTGCATGGTGGTGTATCGCACCTTGGCCACCATCGAAGCCGACTGGGTGGAAAATTGGATGAAATATATCGAAAGGCTTGACGCCGAGGCACAGGCGCTCTTCGCGAACGGCGTGCGGTCGCGGAACTATGCCAAGCAGGCCATGATCATGAATGCGAAGAGCTTTGCCTCGTGGGTGGTTTCCCGCAGCTACCTCTTTGGGGCAGACGTTTGACCCCGTCAGGTAACTCACCTAACCCCGTCAGGGAGCCTTCCCTGACGGCAACCAAGGAGACAAGCAATGTCATTCGGACTTTCCATGCACAGTGTAAATTACGTGCAGACCTACACCGAGGCGCGTGCGATGCACGAGCGTGCCCCGCCCCGGCGGGGCACCGGCTCCGGGGACCGCGCGCTGCCGGGGCGGGCCAAGAGCAAGGTAACTGGTATTAGTTTGCGGCTCGCGGATGTGGTGTTCACCTACCACCGCACCAACGTCGTGATCTGGCGCCCCAACGGTGACTGTGTTCTGGACCTCAGCTGGGCAAGCCGGAGCACGGCGGAGTTTGCCAACAGGTTCACCCCCACCGGGGTGAACGTCACGGGTGAGGCTCAGATTATCTTCCTCGGGTCGTGGTCCGATGGGACCTTCTACAGGGTGGGCAGTCACGTGACCATCACCCCCGACGGTGCCCTGACGGGCACGATCCCGTTCCGGGTCCGGACGATCAACCGCAAGCGTGCCAAGCAGGCGCTGGTTGACGCCGCCTACCCCGCCTTCGCCGAGTGGTATAAGGTGCAGTTACAGTTCTGGGAGGGCAACCTGCACCGCGGACCGTATCGCGGCAACCATGAATTGCTCGACCTGATCCGCTACCCGGACCGCTGGTCGGATATCCTGCAAGGGAACTTCTTCTATAGATTGGCCAGCCCCGCCATGTTCCTCACGAAGCTGCGCGAGAAGATCTACACCGACGACGTCTACGACATGCGCGAGGAACCCCACGCCCCGAGCTACAACACCGCCCGCAAATGGATGAGAGGTTAAGAAAATGCCGATATACAAGGAAATTCACATGGCAGTAGGGCACATCGGCGAAGCTTTCTACACCTACCTTTTTGCGGACAAGGTAAAGGCCGAGGCGTTCATCGCCCTTGTCGCACAGCACCACGACGATGGCGTTTGTCACTGGGAAGTCCAGACCGTTGTCTTGTCGGACGATCCTGAAATCACACATAAAGAGCACCGCGATTGGGTGCAGGAGTAAACAAATGTTCAACAGTAAGCTTTCACCCCACCAGCGTCTAGAGAAGGCCGTCGTGGCCATCATGGCGCATCTGCGCTACCGCAACCTGTCTGGTCTCTTGATGGTTGGTCAGCGCCTCGTTACCGACATCTACAAGGGCCGGCCGGTGCCCACAGCGTGCACCAACGGCAAGGACGAGGTCTACAGCCCGGGGTTCATCGCGCAGCTGAACGACGCGGAGCTGCGCTTCCTCGTGCTGCATGAGTGCGAGCACAAGCTCTATCGCCACCTGACGACGTGGCGCTGGATGTATAACCTCGACGCCCGGATGGCGAACCAAGCCTGTGACTACGTCATCAACATCAAGTTGGTGGACGAGAACAAGATCGACGGCTTCGCCACCATGACCGGCGCGCTGACCCGCGGCTGCTTCAACGAGAAATACCGCGATTGGGACAGCGCCAAGGTGTTCCACGACCTGCGCAAGAACCCGCCACCCGGCGGGGGCGAAGGCGAAGGCGAAGGCGAAGGCGAAGGCGAAGACGAAGGCGAAGGCGAAGGCTTCGACGAGCACGACTGGGACAGTGCCGAGGAGATGAGCGAGGAGGACAAGCGCGCTCTCGCCCGCGAGATTGACGCGGCCATCCGGCAAGGTGCCTTGCTGGCGGCCAAGACGGGCACGGGCGGCGACCGCAGCTTCGACGAACTCTTGCAGCCGCAGGTCAACTGGCGCGAGGCCCTGCGCGACTTCGTCACGGCAACCTGCACGGGGTCTGACTTCTCCACGTGGCGCAAGCCCAACCGGCGCTACATCGGTGCCGGATACTACATGCCAAGCCGCGTCAGCGAGCAGGTGGAGGACCTCGTGATTGCTCCGGACATGTCGGGATCGACCTTCGCCCCGGGCGTGCTGCCGGCCTTCATGTCCGAGGTCAAGACGATCTGCGAGACCGTCAACCCCAAGCGGGTGCACGTCCTCTATTGGGACACCAAGATCACCCGGGCCGAGGTCTATGAGGCGCACGAACTCGCCAACATGATCAGCGTGACCAAGCCGACGGGCGGGGGCGGCACCATCGTCGAGTGCGTGCCGGACTACATGGCCAAGCACAACATCAAGCCGCAGGCGGCCGTCGTGCTGACCGACGGCTATATCGGGTCGACGTGGGGTCAGTGGTCCTGCCCGGTGCTGTGGTGCGTGATCAACAACAAGTCGTGCCACCCGAGCCATGGCTCGGTCGTGCACATCAAGGCGAGTGATCTGTGATGGCAACCAAACCGACACCCACCGGCCACTCCCTCGTGGAAGCCCAGCTCACGGACGGGACCGTCGTAGGTCTCATCTGTCCGGTCAACCCGAGCATCACGCCCCACCTGCTGCAAGAGATGGGGAGGACAGGCTTCTTCCACACGTGGAATGCACAAGAGAGCATCGCAATCGAGGCGAAACGCGTCGTGGCGTTCCGGGTGACGAAGATCACCAGTGACATCTAGCCGCCCGTTAGGGCGGCTTCCTAACACCAGAAAGGCAACTGACATGCAACTTCCTGACTATCACGCACCCTCGGCCAAGTGGGACCGCTATCGCCGGTTCTTCAACGAGCGCAAGCCATGGTTCATCAAGTTCGAGAGCGGCGAGGCGATCATCACCAAGGCCAGCTTCGACCCCGTCGAGCGGCGCAAGCTGCAGGACACGGACCTGCGCATCGTGCTGACCACGGACGACGACTGCCCGAAGCTCAAGACCTCGGATGTGGCGACGCTCGCAACCTTGCGCGAGTGCGGTCATGACATGGCGGACAAACCGCTGCCGAAAGTCTGGCTCCAGTGCAACGGCTCGCAGACCCTGCTCGTCGACGAGACAACGGGCCGGGCGGTCGCTCTGGACACGAGCGCCGAATACAAGCACGCGGCGTGGAAGCACGCCCCTGCGTGGCTGAAGCCCGACACAGGCTACGCGTCGAATGCCGTGGCATACCTGCCCGGCAACGGCCGGGACGCCATCGCCTACAAGGTGCGCCTCAAGGTGCCGGTCAAGCCCTCCAAGGAAGCGCGGCAGGCCCTCGCTGAACTGCAGGCCGGGTGCTACGCATGGTGCACGCTGGCCAACTGGGATGATAAGCAATACGCGCCCAAGTGGTGGACAATGAACAGCAACTGGGGACCCTACATCTACCAGCGCGCGTTCGCCCGCACCGATGCCAACGCGGTGCCGGACATCAACGACCTGAAAGGAGAGGAACGCTTCCAGATAGCCAAGTTCGGCTATGCAACCGTCTACAAATATCTGAAACTCGAAAGCCTGCAAACCTGCAACGAAGGAAAGCAATCATGAGCATCACCATCCTGAATAAACCCGCCCCTGTCCGCCTGCCGCAGGGCTTCGGTGCCACCGCACCGTCGGTCTCCAGCGCTGCCATGCTGGTGGACCTCTCCATCTCCTGCTGGACTGCCCGTCGGCGCGACAAGGCCGCGTCCGAACAGGTGGCGCGGGACAACAACGCCCAGCGCGGCGTGGCCTCGGTCAACAAGAAGCTCTTGGGTGACTGTGCCGAACTCGACGCCGTGCAGAAGTTCACCGAAAGCTTTCGCACGCTGCATCGGTCCATGACCATGCCGTGGTCCGACCTTGGCCTGCGCCTGCTGCCGACTGCGCAGTTCTTCAAGTATCAGAAGCAGATGACCGAGATGGAGGGTGAGTTCCAGCGGCTCGTCAAGATCTTCCTCGACGCCTACAGCTGGGAGGTGGCCGAGGCACAGGTGCGGCTGGGCGACCTGTTTCACTCCGACGAATACCCCCCGGTGTCGCACATCGCCGAGAAGTTCAGCCTTCGCATGGCGTTTGTCCCGCTCCCGGATGCCGGGGACTGGCGCGTGAACATCGAGGCCGAGGCCAAGGTCGCCCTCAAGGCCGAGTATGAGAAATACTTCCAGAGCCAGATCAAGGCGGCCATGGACGACATCTGGACGCGCCTGCGGGACACGTTGACCACGCTGGCCAAGCAGCTTGAGCCCATCGCCGAGGGCGAGAAGTCCCGCCGCATCTACGACAGCGTCGTGGACCGCGCCAAGGAGCTCGTCGATATGATGACGACGTGCAACATCACCAACGACCCGCAGATGGCGCAGATGCAACGGGAACTTGCATCCGCACTCGACGGCACCAACGCAGAAGCCCTGCGCAGCGACGACACCTACAAGGCTTCGACCAAGGCGAAGATCGACGCAGCTATCGCCGCGCTGCCGGGCATGGGGTTCTGATCATGGATGTGGTCGAAGTTCTCGCGCAACTACCGGAACAGCTGGACGAGGAAGGGCTCGTCACGCTGATCTGTTCGATCATCTTGCAATACTGCGACGGCCCTCGCGACAGTCGCGAGCTGGTGAAGGCCGTCATCGAAGAGCTGGCGGCGTTCTATAACGAAAACTCGTGCCAATGCGCAACCTGCGTGGTCGAAAGAAAGAAGGGGATGAACTGATGGGATACAGAAGTGACGTTCTTTTGGCAGTCGCGCTGCCAACCGAGCTGGCCGGCACACTCATTGCGGGCTACATGATCCAGCCCGGAGTGCAGGACGAAGGCACCCTGAACGGGTGGTGCAGGACCGACTGGCCCGACTTGGGGGCCACGGTCATATGGGCGTCGTTCGCCGGAGTGAAGTGGTATCAAAGCTACAGCGACGTGATGGCTTACGAGCGCATGTTTGAACTCTGCGGAGAGCTTGCCGATGTGGAGGGTTCGAAGTTCTACGCCCTGACCCGGTTCCTCCGAATTGGCGAGAACGAGGGGGACATCGAATCGAGTGACAATGACCATCTGTTTGATGTGGGGGCCTCGCCGGATAACGTGGACGCCCTGCGCCAGCTTCTGTGGGATGTGTTCTCGCTCCGCCGCGAGATTTGCATTGACGCTGTCGGCAAGCCTCTGGTGGACGAATGACAGACCGCTGGCAGCCCGACAGCGTCATGCCGGGAACAACGCTTCGCGATATTGAAGCCTTGGTTCCGGGACGGAACCTGACAGATGTAAGGGTCACTGAAACAATAGCGTGGATAGAAGCAAATGAGCCTAGACTGTATCGTGCAGTCTTGGTAAAAGACGAAAAGGTCAACCTGACACCGTTTGTTGCCTTGGTGGACAAGATGCCACCAGATTACACGTTAGGAATGGAACCTAAGTGGGTAACTGAGAGGATCGCCGTGCTCCGCATGATGCCGCTGCCCCCGCCACCGCACAAGATTGAAGGGATCGGCATGCGGGTTAACCAGAGCACGTTCTGGATCATCGCTCCGGAGGACTGGTGATGGCAGCCACCCCTGAAGCAAAAGTCAAAGCCAAGGTGGTCGCCGAGCTCAAGAGGCTCGGCGCCTACCACTTCTACCCGGTCGGATCTGGGTGGGGAAGCTCGGGTGTGCCCGATATTGTCGGGTGCGTGAACGGGCAGTTCTTCGGTATCGAATGCAAGGCCGGCAAGGGCAAGCCCACCGCCCTGCAGATCATGAACCTCAAGCGCATCCGGGAAGCCGGGGGCGTCGCACTGATCATCAATGAAACCAACATCGCCGAGGTCGAGAATCACCTCGCCTTTGGCACAAGCAACGTGGAGTAAAGCATGCCTACCTGTGAAATCGTAATCACCAACGTCATCGAGACGGGCACCGCCTTTGCGGTCACCCTCGGGGCCAACCCGGAGTCGGTCTTTGTCCCCGCCAAGGTTGCCGAAGCCGCCAAGGCGGCGATAGGTGACCACTACGTCGCCCTCTTGGTTCCGAACAGCATCAAGCCTGATCGCACCCCGTGGATGGCCGCGCGCATCGACGCCGCGCTGTTCTTGACCGCTCTCGCACAGCAGGTGCCAGACGCCGCTGTGACCACTTCCGACCGGGTCCGGGAGGCCATGCGTAGCGGTGGCGTCTGGACCAACGGCAAGCTGTTCGACGACCTGTTCCCCGGCAATACCCGCGGTGACAGTGCCCGGGAATACAGCGAGGTGCTGGCAGCGCTGCACGCCATGTTCGCTGAGGGTGTGTGCGCCAAGTTCCAGCTCTGGCGCAAGGGTGACGAGGCTCGTCCCAACCGCGAGTGGTTCACCTGCTACCCCGAGCGGGCCGACGTGGACGAATGGGTGGAAGAATGATCCGCGACAACGGCCGCCGAGCCGCGGTAAAGGGGCTGGCCCTGCAAGGGCTGACGCTGGCTCAGATCAGCAGGAAGTTGGACATAGCCTTCGGGTCGGCGCAATACTTCACGCGCACACTGATGCTGGCCGGGGAGCTGCCTGCAGCGACGGCCCGCAAGGACGGGGCTACCGAGTTGACATCCCTGCAGTACGTTGAGATGTTCCGACGCCGGGAAGGCCTGCGTGCCGGCAGCATGTCGCAGCTTCTGCAGCACCTGTCGATAGAGCATGCCAACTGGCTGATACGTCAGGTGCCCAAGGGTGGGACCATTGCCGATGTGATTCGGTCCTGCGTGGTTGACGCGTTTGAAGGAGATCGGTGATGGCATGGAAATACAGCAAGCCGTCGCCATTCGGCATTTGGGCATCGGCCCCGGTGACCGCACCCGCGCATAGCGCGGCAACGCCACATGCCAGCCCCGAGGCCACGGCCTTTGCCTTCGGTGCCATGCTGCAGCGGGAATATGGGAACGACTGGCCCCGGCTGATCGGAATTGCAACACAAGCCGCCATGCAGGCGGATCATGAGGTTACGGAATGACCATGACACGCGAGACCGACGCCGAAACAATCGCCACGCTTCGGGCGCAACTTGACAGCACGTTGAAGGATCGGGCGCTGATCATGGCGGAACTGGATACGACAAAGAAGCTCGCCGATGCAATGGAGGGAGAAGCCCACGCTCACATTAAGTTGTGGGGCGATGCCTTGCGCCGCGCCGATGCCGCAGAGGCTCGCGTTGCCGAACGCGACGCGGCTGTCGCCGCCGCATGGGATGAACGGGATCGCTTTGAGGCAGCGCTTGGCCGCGCCTGCCTTGTTGGCGGAACGACATACCTGATTGAACGCGCCGAATCCGCAGAGGCCAAGCTTGCCGAGCGTGGCGCGGAAATCGCGCGGTTGCGGGCTGATGCGGTGAAGATCAAGCCGCTGGTGTGGCATGATTGCACTGACGAAACGTCCCACGACGATGGGTGCCAGTATGAGGTTGAGCCGCAAGGCAAGTGGTTTCGCCTCCTGCGAGCCAGCGTAGGTCCGAGCACTTATATGGGGGATTTTGACAAGCGGTCCGGGGCCAAAGCCGCCGCTCAAGCAGACCACGACGCCCGCATCCGCGCCGGAACGGAGGGCGGGGAATGACAACCCGTGACAAGAAAAGCCGATGCCAATCGTGCCGATGGTGGGAGCGGAGCAACAATTTCGCGGCAGAGGGGCGGGATTGGGGCATGTGCCACTTTTGGGGGAAACGGCAAGGCGCTCGCATTCCTGGCGGGTTTATCGACTACACGGTCGGGCACGAGCCGCGCGGGTCAATGACGTGCGAACAACACAACGCCAGCCCAGTCTGGCGCGGGCATGATGGATTAAAGCCCCCGGCGATTATCTGCTGCGAAGGTGAACCGGCGCAGCATACCCGAGTGCCGTAATGCGGGGGCACATCTTCGGATAATGGCCGCGCTCAACTAACGTAACGTGCAAACATGGGCCGCACAGGAACCATAATAAAAGCACGATATGGGCCGCGCTTGATCCGTCGCGCTATCAGTGGGCAGCGCCTTGGTGCGATGCCATGAGGTCTGCGATTGGATACGACGCCCGCACCCTTCTCAACAAGGAGCCTACACCATGACCGCGCCGGAAGACATCATCAGCGACGAGGCGGTTGCCCGCGTTCATGGCTATGCGAACTTCGGCAACATGACACCCCGAGAGGTTTTGGCAGACGGCGTCTTGAAATACGCGATGGGCTACAGCGGCGGGCACACTCAACTGTGCATCCTGTTGGAGCATAAGCTAATCAAGAAACCCAAGCCGGGGGCATATTACACCACGCTGACGAAGCTGGGCCAGAAATACCTTCGGGCAGTGCACCCCATTGCCACCCTGATCAACCAGCCCCAAGCCGACGCGCTGGCACGGGTGCGGGCTGAGGCGGTGAAGATCAAGCCGCTGGTGTGGCATGATTGCACTGACGAAACGTCCCACGACGATGGGTGCCAGTATGAGGTTGAGCCGCAAGGCAAGTGGTTTCGCCTCCTGCGAGCCAGCGTAGGTCCGA